GTACTTCTATCCGAAGACGGCGTAGCGCAGTCCTCGGATGTCATGGGATGTCTTGGCAGCCTTGCCAGAAACCAACAAAGCCAAAGGAATGAAAGGAATGCTTGGTAGCGCTAACGGGAATCGAAGGCGCTACCCCTCAGTTCAGTCCAGTCCACTACGGTCTAAGTCTTTGAGTTTACGTACTCCTGGTATGTGACCCCCGGCGCATGATGCGCCACGAATGGCTGGCGTCCCAGCGCGGTGCCAGCGCAACAAGTAAGTTAATCACTTCGGGCGGGTAGCGGATCGTTCTGCTGCCCGCCCTTCTTTTTGCATTCCTCGCTTCGAATGATCCCCGAAAAACTGATTGGAGGTGCGGCCATGGAAAAGCCGAACTGTCTGGCCGGCGCTATCGAATGTGGTAAGCGCGGCTTCCGGGTGTTCCCGGTGCATTCTGTCCGTGGCGTAGTTTGCACTTGCCAGCCGTGGCGCGACAAGAACGGGATGGGTCCGTGCGAGCATCCCGGCAAGCATCCGCGCTTCCGCAACTGGCAGGAGCGCGCGACCAGCGACCTGGAAACCATCGAGGAGTTCTGGTGGAACCACAAAGGGGCGAACGTGGCCACCGCAACCGGAGGCGGGTCCGGCATCTTCGTGTTGGACATCGACGCGCGTAACGGCGGCGACGATTCCCTCGACACGCTGATCCACCAGCACGGCAGATTGCCGGATACGCTGGAGGCCGTCACCGGCAGCCGCGGCCGTCATTTCTATTTCAAGCATCCTGGCGTGCCTGTCACGAACACCGTGGGCCTGCTCCCCGGCATTGACGTGCGTGGAGACGGTGGCCTGGTAGTTGCACCGCCCTCCATTCACGTGTCCGGCCAGCAGTATTTCTGGGACGGCATGGATGGGCTGGCGTCGGAGATCACCGCTGCGCCCGACTGGCTCCTGGACATGATCTTCGGGAAGCATCCGGCCGGCGAGAAGGCCCGCTTCGATCTGCCCGCCGATATCCCGGAGGGCCAGCGGAACGAGACGCTGCACCGCTACGCCTGCTCTCTCCGTGGCACTGGTGGCGGGCTGGAGTTCGCCGAGATCCTGGAGGCGGTGTCCGCGGCCAACCGCACCCGGTGTAAGCCACCCCTGCCTGATAGTGATATTCGGACGCTGGTGGAGTCGGCGTGCAAGCACCCGAAGGGAAAGAGCCGTCTGCATGTTGTCGATGGCGGCGCGGCCAAGGGCAACGCTGCCGCTGCGGACGACGAGAAGCTCGCCACCAGCGAGATCGCCGACATGATCACGGCGGATTCGCACTTTGCGGTGGACCTGGGCGGCAAGCTCTACGTGTTCGAGGGCGGCGTCTACATGCCCACCGGCGAGAGCTATGTGAAGCGGCGGGTCAAGTCCATCCTGGGCGCCTTGAACAAGCCCCAGCAGTGGACCAGCCGCCGCGGCGACGAGGTGGTGAAGTACATCGCGGTGGACGCGCCCATGTTGTGGGAGCGGCCTCCTCTCGACAAGGTGAACGTATTGAACGGCCTGTTGGACGTGAACACCAGCATGCTGACGCCGCACTCTCCGGAGTTCCTTTCGCCCATACAGTTGCCCATGAACTTCGATCCTGCGGCGAGGTGCCCCAACTGGGACGATTTCGTGGACACCACGTTTCCGCCCGATGCGGAGGCCATCGCCTGGGAGGTCCCGGCCTGGCTGATGACGCCGGAGACTTCGATCCAAAAAGCCATCCTGTTGACCGGCGACGGCAGCAACGGCAAGTCCGTATATCTCGCGGCGCTGCTCGCGTTCATCGGCAGGAAGAACGCCGCCGCCGTCAGCCTCCACAAACTGGAGAATGACCGCTTCAGCGTGGCGCGGCTGGTGGGGAAACTGGCGAACATCTGCCCGGATCTGCCGAGCACCGACCTCACGGGCACGTCGGTGTTCAAGTCCATCACCGGCGGCGATTCCCTGCTGGCCGAGCGCAAGTTCGAGGAGTCGTTCGAATTTGTGCCGTACGCGCGGCTGGTGTTCTCTGCGAATTTGCCGCCCAAGACTCAGGACGCCTCGCCCGCCTTCTTCCGGCGCTGGCTGGTAGTGCCGTTCGAGAAGACGTTCCAGGCTGGCGCGGCCGGCACGATCCCGCGCGCGGAACTGGACGCGATGCTGGCCGATCCCGCTGAACTGTCGGGCGTGTTGAACAAGGCCCTGCTGGCGCTGGCGGCGATCCGGAAGCACAGTTTCAGCGATAGCGAATCCACCAGGCGCGCCATGGATGACTTCCGCCAGACCACCGATCCGCTGGCTGTCTGGCTGGACCGGAACACCGTCGTACACCCGACCGGCGTGGTAGTGGCCGACCGACTTTGGGACGAGTACAACCGTGACTGCGTAGCAAAGGGCCGGCCCACCATCAGCAAGAACGCCCTCGGCCGCGCCATCGTGCAGTTGCGGCCCACCATCGAAAAGCGCCAGAGGACCGTAAATGGAGCGTTGTCATGGTGTTACCTGGGAATCGGGATGCTGACCGCTGACCAGCGGTGACTCACGCAATTCACGCGATTCACTCGATTCGCCCTATCTTGTTTTGCACGCGGGGCAGGGCCGTGACGAAGGGTCTTTGGAGACAGCCAGCGTAGTGAGAAACAGGTAAGAGGTAATCGCGTGAATCCCGTGAATCGTGTGAACGCCGCCGCCCACCATACACCTGCTGCCAGTGGACCGGCCGGCCTAAGGATTTTTTGGCCGCTTCCAGTCGCGCGTGGAACGATTGCACGTTGTCCGTAGTTGCAGCCGGCAAAAAGTGAGGGGAGGCCGCCCTGGCGCGCACGGGTGGCCCAGGGTGCGTCGGATGGTGCCCGGTGGTGGTGTAGGAGCCGGGAACGAGGGGCGGTTAGGCCAATGCCAAATTTCAGCAAAGCAGACAGGGCGGCCCAGGTGTCCGCGAACGAAGCCAGGCGTCGGAAAGAGGTTGCCCTGGCGCGCCTCCGGGAGATGGAGGTTGCGGAACGCGCGAAGTTACTGCTGCCGGCCGAGGAGGTCCGGACTGCCTGGGTCGAGGTCGGCGGCAAGATCAAGGACGCCGTGCTCCGCATCCCGGATAAACTGGCGCCCGCCGTGGCCGCCGCCGCCGACGTGCGCGAGGTACGGGCCATTCTGCTCGCGGAATGCGAATCCATCCTGCGGACCCTTCACGACGATCTACTCCATGCGGGTTTCTGAACTGATCATCGACCTCGCCGCGGCGGTGCTACCGCCGGAGCGCATCGACTTGTCGCAGTGGGCCGACCGCCACCGCAAGTTGAGCAGCGAGGGCAGCGTACAGCCCGGCCAGTGGCAGTGCTTCCCATTTCAGCGCGCGCCGCTGGACGCCATCAGCCCTCACTCGCCGTATGAGCAAGTGGTGCTGATGTGGTCGAGCCAGATGGGCAAGACCGAAATGTTGCTGAACCTCATCGGCTACGCCATCGCCGAGGCGCCTGGACCCATGCTGGTCGTGCAGCCCACGTTGATGATGGCCGAGGCGTTCAGCAAGGATCGCGTATCGCCGATGTTCCGCGACATGATCGTGCTCAAAGGCAAGGTCGCCGACCCGAAGTCACGGGATGCCGGCAGCACTATTTTCCACCGGCGCTTCACTGGTGGGCACCTGACTATCGTGGGGAGCAATTCGCCGGCTGGCTTGGCGAGCAGGCCGATCCGGTATCTGCTCATGGACGAACTCGACCGCTGGGAGGACAGCGCGGGTGCCGAGGGCGATCCGGCCGCCCTGGCCATCGCCAGGACGCGCACCTTCTGGAACAGGAGGGTGCTCGCGGTGTCGTCGCCGACGATCAAGGGCGCGAGCCGGATGGAGGCGGCGTTCCTGGAGAGCGACCAGCGGTTCTATCACGTCCCCTGTCCGCACTGCCGCCGGCATCAACGTTTGGTTTGGCAGCGGGTAGAGTGGCCGGAAGGCAAGGCCGAAGAAGCACGGTATCGTTGCGCCGGGTGCGAGCAGTTGATCCCCCACCACAAGAAGGCGTGGATGGTAGCCAACGGGCACTGGGTCGTCACGAACGCTGCCTCCAACATCGCGGGTTTCCATCTGAGCGAACTGTACTCGCCGTGGCGCGCGTGGTCGCAACTGGCCGCTGAGTGGCTGGCCGCGCAGGGCAACATCGAGCGATTGAGGGCGTTCATCAACACGTCCCTCGCGGAACTGTGGGACGACCAAGCGGCCGGCGCGGTCACTGAAACCGAACTGCTGGCGCGGCGCGAGGTCTATGGACCGATGCTGCCGGAGCGTGCCGCCGTAGTGACCGCAGGCGTGGACGTGCAGGACGACCGCGTGGAGGTATCGGTTTATCCCTGGACCAAGGCGGAAGAATGCTGGCTGATGGCGCACCAGATTATCCCAGGCGACCCGAGCACGCCTGCACTGTGGGCAGCCTTGGACGGCTTTCTGTTGAAGCCGTGGCCGCACCCCCTTCTGGGCCCAGTGAACATTCACGCCGTATGCATCGATAGCGGAGGCCACTTCACCCAGGCGGTCTGTGATTTCTGCGAACAGCGGCGCGGCCGGCGCGTCTGGGCCATCAAAGGTATGGCAGGTGCGCGTCCGGTGTGGCCGCGGCGGCAGAGCAAGGCGGCCAAAGGCAAGGTGTACGTGATCGGCGTGGACAGTTGCAAGATGTCGATCCAGCAGCGGTTGAAACTTACCGAAGGTCCCGGCTGTATTCACTTCCCCACCACGGTGGAGTTGCCCTTCTTCGAGCAGATGACGAGCGAGTATCTGAAGACGGAATATCGCCGGGGCCGTCCGGAGCGGTCATGGGAACGTCGGAAGGGCCGCGCGGCTGAGGCGTGGGACTGCGCGGTATATGCACTGGCCGCGATCCACGGGCTTGCCAGCAATGGCATTTCGCTGGACATGGAAGCCCAGCGGGTGGGCCTCTTACGACAGAATGCGGCACCACCCCCATCAAACGCCTACCAAGTCTATAGATCGCGGTTCTTAAACGGTTGAGCTAAGTCCAGGTTGCGGTTGGTTCAGCGGCTCAACAATGTTTCTAGCTCCGCATCAGACATGGGCACACGGTCCTGCACCCACGACAGCATGAGGTTGAAGCACGGGACGAAGACCTCGCCGAGGAGAGTGAAGTCATTGTTGCGGACATTCGGCCAGTACGCATGTACGTCCCGATCCCGGATCTTCTTCAACGTCGCGTAGGCTTTGCGAATCCTGCCTTGATCTTCTTTACTGACTGCTGTGACTTTCTCAAACACGCGACCGAGTTGTTTCAGCGCGCCATCGAGAGTCCCAAAAGAGTGAGGGCGGTGCCCGACTTCAACGCCGTGGGCAAGACAGACTCCCTTGAGCAGCAATTCCGCACCGGCCGAAAAGGTGATCCAACACATGAACCGCCCGAAATATGGATCGATTCTGCGCCAGTACGTCTCGAAGTCTTGCCAGTCCACCGCTGAACACTCCACCGCCGAGTGCCAGCGCAGCAATCCAGAGTGTCCGAGCAGGCGAATCGCTGCGGTCACCTGAAGTCTCCCCTCGTCGAGACAGGAAAGCATCGATTACAAATCCTTAGGAACGGTTTCGCCAGGCGCGCGACGTTCCTTCAAATGTGAGCCGGTGGAACCTATTAGTCACTTGTCCAAGATGTGCTTTGATTTCTCTTCCAACTGCCGACGGCTCTCCAAAACGTCTCGGGTTGACCTCACACTCAGGAAGCCCTCGGTCACCTTCGAACCGTAACGTTCGAGACGTATCGTGAATGTATCGCCAGTCCAAGTCAACTCGCGCTGTTGAAACGTAGCACCCGCCCTATTCTGGACTGTACTGTTTTCAGCATCTTGCGGCTTTCCATATTTGGAAGTGAAAGCCTCTTCCAACACGCCGAACATCGAAGGTTCAAAGTCTCCGGTAAGGCTCGTAAACTTGCCGGCTTTGAAAGTAATCCAGAAGACGAAGGGGTCAGAAGGGTATCGGCAGAAATATTCACCATCCATCGAACTGCAGGCATATTGACCAAATGGCATGAACTTTCTAACTTCTTCGACGGTCATGCCAAACTTCAGCCCTTTGAAGTCTTCCGGCTCCTGTGGCCATGCCTTCCGCTTGGCATCGTTCGGGGTCTGGCCGACGGCCAGCGAGCACAGAATCAGGCCGAAGCACAATAAGGACGCCGCCATGTGCTTGCTGCCACTACCTGCAGAGGATAATCGCATTTTAGATTCCTGAAATTGCCATTCTATCAGCGTGTCCTCGCCGAAACCACTACCCCCCGTTGCGGGTCGGTACACCCCGCAAGTGTGCGGGTCCCGAGTCTCTTCTTGCCCGGTTTGACAAAACCAGTTCCGAACTGGTTTAATAAGGGAGTAGCTCGCTCCGGACTCCCGGAGCTCCAGAACTCTGGTTGGACATCCGAAGTGCGCCCCGACAAAATCCGCATCCTGAACCCGATACGGCACGGAGCTTGCTGGACGGGCCGCAACCGTGCCGAACGGTATGTCCGGACCGGCCGCGCGGTCTTCGTTGGCCTGGCCGCTATTCAATTTGTCGATAGCGATTTGCGCAATATCGCCGCCGCCAAGAAGGCCGCCGACACCGCAGCAGGTTACGATGACATTCGGCGCACCCTCACCGTAGAGGAACTGGCGCACATCCCCCTGGTGAACCCGCACAAGGCGCTGTGGAGATAGCGATGGCACGCAAGCAGAAAACGGTCGCGGAGTTGTGGGAGGAGATCACCGGCAAGGAGTACATCGTCGCCTACGTCAACGGCGAACAGCCTCAACGTTGGAACTGGCTCGACTACCCTCTTTTCTCGTTTTCTGAAGTGCTGGAACTGACGGGATTCCCGCGCGGCCGGGTCGAGGGTTTCATCAGCCGCGGCGTGCTGGAATTGCAGGCGCACGATCCGAATCCCGGCAGCGGGCGGCACATCCGGTACACCGGGCGCGACGTGCTGAAACTGATCGCCGTGAACGGATTGACCGCCGCGGGCGGATGGCCCGAGTGTTTGAAGAACACGTTCCGCATCAACGGCCAGTTCGATCTGGTCCTGAACGCCTACCAGTGCCGCGACTATTCCGAAACCAAGCGGCCCGACACCATCGAGATGAACACCCGCGTAGACCGGCTGTTCTACGATACCGGCAAGACCCACCCATATAAGAATGATCGGGAGCTCAACCTTGCGCGCCTGCGGCGCGAGTGGCCCAGGAACGAGTGGGCCTACGTGACGTTCGACATCGGAGCGTTCATCGCTGAAACCATGCCGGTGCTCATCCGCTTTCTGGAGAGCAAAGGCATCCGCATCGAAGATCGTTAGAACCCCATGCTCAATTGGCTTTTCAAAAACCGCTCGAAGGAGCGGGAGGGCGGGGTACGCTCCGCGCTCTGGGATGCGGCGGGTGGTGGCACCCGCCTGACCAACTGGACGCCTCCCAGCACCAGTTTCTTGAACAACGTCCCTCCGGACGTGCTGGTGCGCCGCGCCGAAGACCTGCACCGGAATAACCCGTGGGCGCGCCTCGCGGTGGACTGCCTGACCCACAATGCCGTGCAGGCCGGCATCAAACCGCACCCGCAGATCGCCGACTCGGCGCTGCGCACCATGGTGCAGCGGGAATGGGCGCGCTGGACCGATCAGACGGATCTCAACAGCCGGCACGATTTCTATGGCTTCCAGCAAGCGGTGTTGCGCTCCGTCGTCATTTCCGGCGAGGCCATCGTGCGCCTTGTGCTCGCGCCCGACCAGCGGGTTCCGCTTCAGTTGCAGTTGCTCGGGCGTGAGTTCCTGGACAACAGCCGCGTGGACAGTCGCACCCTGAACGGCATCCGCTATGACGATTCCGGCCGGCGCGTTTCCTACTGGCTCTTCCAGAAGCACCCGGCCACCGCGCCCAACATGTTGTCGGTGGAGGTGCCCGCCGATCAGGTCATTCACGTCTATTCGCAGGATCGGCCCGGTCAGGAACGCGGAGTGCCGTGGCTGGCACCCGCGATGCTGCCGTTGCGGGAATTGCAGGAGTATCTGGAGGCCAGCCTCGTCAAACAGAAAATCGCGGCGCTGATGACCGCGTTCATCACCACGCAGGACGGCAGCAATCCGCTCAACGGCGCGCCGGGACAGCCGCCCACGCTGGAACCCGGAGCCGCCGTCGTATTGCAGCCGGGGCAGGACGTGGAAATCGCGACCCCGCCTCCCGCAGCGGATTTCGAGCCTTTCGTGCGCCAGCAATTGCGCGCCATCGCCCGCGCGCTGGGAATCCCGTACGAACTTCTTTCCGGCGACGTGTCGCAGGTGACCTTCGCCAGCGGGAGGCACAGCCTGCTGGAGTTCCGCCGCCACCTGGAGAGCATTCAGGACCACATCCTGGTGCATCAGTTTTGCCGTCCCGTGTGGCTGGCCTGGGTGCGCATGGCCACCGCCGGCGCTGTGCTGCCTGGAGCCGCCGAACAATACGCCGACGTGCGGTGGATCTGCCCGCAGATCGAGATGTTGAACCCCAAGGATGAGACGCAGAACATGATCGCGCAGGTGCGGGCCGGCCTGGTGTCGCGGAGTGAAATGGTGGCGCGCTCCGGTTGGGACGCCGAACAGATCGACGCGGAGATTGCCGCCGATAATGCACGGGCCGACCGCCTTGGATTGGTGCTCGATTCCGACCCGCGCCGGACGACCGTGCAGGGGCAATCCCAACAGGAACAGGGAGGACAACAGCAGTGAACGATCTCTTCACCAGGGCGGCCACCGTGGAGCCGTCCAGTTTCAATTCGGAGCGCGGCACGGTCGAAGTTGTATTTTCGACCGGCGCGGATGTTGCCCGCCGCGACCTTGGCGGCGCCTACGTCGAGCGCCTGCGCATGGACCAGGGCACCTGGAACCTGTCGCAGTTGGTCGGAGGGCCGGTGCTGGATTCCCACCGGCGCGACAGCGTGCGGGACGTGATCGGCACGGTGGAGATGGCGGCGGTCGAGAACGGCCGCGCCATCGCCACTATCAGGTTTTCCGCCCGCGACGATGTGGCCGGCATCCGCCGCGATATCCAGACCGGGATCTTGAAGTCCGTCTCCGTGGGCTACCAGGCGACCTACCGGGAGTTCATGGAAAACGGAAACAGGGTGCGCGAGGCGACCAGCATCGTCCCGCGCGAAATCAGTGTGACTCCGCTGGGCGCGGACCCGCAGGCGCGAGTCAGAAGCGAGGAGTTTATGGACGAAGAAACTCAGAACCAAGTCCGCTCTATTGCGGCTGCGGTCCAGGTGCCCGTGGCGTTCGCGGACAACCTGATCCAGAGTAACGTCTCCGTGGACGAGGCGCGCCGCGCCATCATCCAGGAGGCCGCGCGCGGTGTTCCGCGCATCGACAACCGGGCGCCCGCCACCGTGGTGACCCGCGACGGCAACGATGGCTTGATCGGGCGCATGGCCGATGGCCTGCTGGCCCGCATGAATCCTGCGCACCAGCCCACCGAAGGGCGTGAGTTCGCCACCTTCACGCTGGCGGATATCGCGCGGCGGTGCCTGCAAGAACGCGGCCTGTCCATCACCGGCACGGCGCCCGATATTCTCACCCGCGCCATGCACACCACGTCGGACTTCAGCGCGATTCTGGCCGAAGTCTTCAACAAGAGCATGCTGGTGCTGCGCACCGCGCCCAGCCCCATCACGCAGGTATTCCAGCGTGCCACGGTCAACGACTTCAGGGCCAAGCACGTACTGGAGATTTCGGACGGACCCGGCCTTTCGAAGCTCAACCAGAACGGCGAGGTCACGTACGGCACTATCACCGGCAAGGAACTGGCGTCGTATAAAATCGACACCTACGCCAAGGCGTTCGCCATCAGTTTCCAGACCCTCGTCAACGACGACGTGAACGCCCTGGCCGATATCACCGCCAAGATGACCCGGGGGGCCCGGCAGTGGTTTAACGGCTTCCTGGTGGACACGATCATCGCCAATCCCAAGTTGGGCGATAACAAGGCGGTGTTCCACGCCGACCACGGCAATCTTGCCGCGGCTGGCGCTGCCGCTTCGGACACCACCATCGGCGCGGGCAAACTGGCCATGCGCACCCAGAAGGATGCGAGCGGAAACCCGGTGGACGCCCCGCCCAGGTTCATCGTCATCCCGGCCGCGCTGGAGATGACCGTGGACAAATTGCTGGCTCAGATCTATCCGGCCCAGCCGGATAACGCCATCGTCGCGGTGCGCAACCTGACGCCCATCGCGGAACCTCGTTTCGATGCCAAGAGCCAGACGGCGCCTTGGTATCTTTTCGCTGATCCGGCCATCGCGCCGGTGTTCGAGTTCGCCGAGCTTTCCGGCTACGCGGGACCGCAGGTGGAAACCCGCCAGGGCTTCGAAACGGTGGGGACCCAGGTCAGGGTGGTCTGGCACGTCGGAGCCGGCGCCGTTGATAGCCGCGGAGCCTGGAAGAATCCCGGAGCGTAGACCATGGCGTTGACGCTCGATCAGTTGAAGGCCCAGCGGGACGCCATCATCGGCGAGATGGGCCAGGCGAATGTGCAGTTCGCGGAGCGCGCGATTACGCGCAGGCCGCAGGCCGAGCTCGAGTCCGCGCTTCGCAAAATCGACGCGGAGATTGCGCGGTTGCAGTCTTCGCAGACCACCGTGTTCACAATCCAAACTTCAAGGGGAATCGAATGAGGAATTACTTGCATGCGGGCGGCACCGTCACGGTGACCGCGCCCGCGAATGTTTCTTCCGGCGATGTGGTCGTCGTCGGCTCGTTGGTGGGCGTGGCGGCGTTCGACGCCACCCAGAACGACGAGGTCGAGATCACCACGGAGGGCGTGTTCACTCTGCCGAAGAAGAGCACCGACGTGGTGGCCGCCGGGAACCTGCTGTATTGGGACGCGGTGAATCACTACCTGACGCTGACCGCCGGCACGGGGTCCAAGCCGCTGGCGGGCGCGGCCGTATCCGCCGCCGGCAACGGCGTCACCACGGTGAACGTGAAGTTGGGCGTGCACGGCATCACCGGGCCCGCGTAGACCACCAACGATGTTGCCGCCGGAATTTACTCCTTTCACCGGCGGCGCGGGACCGGGACTCGTGCCGTCCCGGTGAGCCGTCTCCCGCGTGAGGCCACCTCACGTTTACGACGGCCTTGCTTTTCTCAGGGCGTACTCGATGATGAGCGGTCGAATCACAATTCCAGAGATCGCCCTGCGGTTGTCCATCGGACGCCTGGCTGTCTACGCGATGCTGGAGCAGGGGATCATTCCCGGCATCCGGCTCGGACGGCGGTGGATCGTCACCAGGCACGCCTACGAGCAGTGGGAGCGCACCTGCGGGATGCGCGCTGGACTTGCAACGCAACCTGAGGTAGGGGTGTACTGAGTGCCAGTATTCAAACGTAAATACCGTTCCGGCCAGACCGTCTGGTTCTACGAATTCAATGCGCCCGGATCGACGCGCGACGCGCGTAACCGAATCACCGGGTCGGGATTCGCAACCAAGCGGGAGGCGGAAGAGGCCGAGACCAACCGCCGCATCGAGGAGCGCGAGAAGGAAAAGATGGCGAAGGCGGGCGGTCCCGTCGATGCTCCTCTACCGAAGACGCTTGCGATGCTGTTGGAGGAGTTCTTTCGCCAGCATGCCGACGAGAAGTTGGCGCCCAAGACCGCCGAACGCTACCACCAACACGCGGCCTGCCTCGACGCCGCGCTGCTCGACATGGCGATCACCGAGATCACTCCGCTGCATCTCGATCGGGAGTGGGGCAGGCTGCTCAAGAGCGGCGGCCATCACCGGAAGACGAAGGCCGCGCGCCCTCTCTCGACAAAGACCGTCCGTAGCATCGCTGGCGTCGTCTCCAGCGCTTTCGCGAAAGCGATCAAGTGGGGCCTCGTGATGGTGAACCCGGTGACGGCCAGCGAGCCGCCTGTTCCGAAAAAGCGGAAGGGGATCGGCCTCACCGTGGCGCAGAAGGACATGCTGATCGAGGCGGCCAGCGGTCCCTGGTGCATGGCGCTGTTCCTCGAAATGGCGGTGGGCCTCGGCGCCCGCCGTGGCGAGGTCTTGGCGCTTCGTTGGTCGGATATCCAGGATGGGCGCGCCATGATCGCGCGGTCGCTTACGCAAACCAAGGCGCTGCTGGAATTCAAGGGCACGAAGACGGACGAGCCGCGTGTGGCCAAGATCCCCGAGGAAACGCTGCCCAAGCTTGAAGCGCATCGCAAGCGCCAGGACGAATTCCGCGTACAGTTTGGTCCCGACTATCGCACCGACCTCGACCTGATCTTCGCGAATCCCAATGGGTCGCCGCTGAGGCCGGATTCGATTTCCGCGAGCGTATCGGCCCTGTTCAAGCGGCTGAAGATCCCGAAGCCGAAGGGCGCGTCGCTGCACCTGCTTAGGCACACGATGGCGTCGCAGATGCTGGACGGCGGCGTACCACTGCCGGTGGTTTCGCAGCGGCTCGGGCACTCCTCCGTAAGGGTAACCGCCGACGTCTACTCCCATGCCATCCATGGCCAGGATGACGAAGCGGTGAGGCTGTGGGAGGAATACCAGAAACGGAACCGGCCGGCGAAGCCGGAAAACTGGAAGGGCGACCTGCAGTAACTCTGGCGCGGATTTTATCCCAGCGCGTCCCAGCGCAAGGCCCGTAAGTATATGAAAGATTGGTAGCGCTAACGGGAATCGAACCCGTATTTGAGCCTTGAGAGGGCTCCGTCCTAACCGTTAGACGATAGCGCCATCCGCCAGAATAACACACCATGCCCAGCATCTACCTTGCTTGCCAGGCGA